TTTAATCATCTTTTGACGCCATTCTTCCAATTCCTCAAATGTAATAACTACTTCAAGAACACCTTTTTCTTTTAGTTTCCATATTTTATTTTCAAAAAAATACACATCATATGTAATTGGTTCTTGTATATCAAGATAGCTCTGACCGTATTTATATGTGAATTCTTCGTAGCCTTTAATTGTTGGTGATTCTGTATTCCCTCTTAGTCGATCACCGATTTTATGACTTAACTTTGTAATTTCTTCTTTATTATAGTCTCCTTTATAAATTGCTTCAGCACATTCATAAGCATTTTTGTATTCAATAATACCATTCTCATCACATCTCTGATCACCTTTTTCAAAGATACTTACTGGAATTGACTTGGTTTCACCCATCTGTATATCACCTTGAATTTCTGCTTCTGTTCGTTCGAAATAACTTGTTCGTTTACAGTTTTCATCTATTGGAACAACTTCAAGGAGATTAGGGTGACAGCGACCGTGATTTCCTAACAAATGGTCTACTGACAAAGTCCCATTTGAGATTCCTTGATAAAAAGGAAACCAATTGAAATGAGGATTACAACTTACAAGTTGTAAATGATGAAATCTAAATAGTGTAGATTTTGTTTTTCCTTCAATCATTAAACCAACTTTGTCTCCCGCAGTTTTCCCAATTTCTCTTTTTCCATTAAACAACCTTGTTCCAGTTTTGTCAAATTTGTATGGAAATTTGAAATTATACGGAGTTATACTTAGTTCATCAGCAGAAAGTTCATGAAAAACGACAGGAAAAAAATCATCATTTGGGTTAAAACTTGGTTTCAATTCTGTGTCTCCTGCATAATAATGATTATTAGGGTTTCTTTCAAGTTCCTCTATAATAGCATTATTGCGATTGATAAATGGTTCTTTATTTTCTAATTTTCCTTCTGTTTGCATAAAAGTTCCTTCAGTTCCTGGTGCGAACGTCATCTTGAATTCTTTAAAATCTTATGATTTCTTCTGATTCTTATGTTTATATGTTTTTTATGATTTAAAGGTAATTACGTGAATTGTGTGTTTTTTTCTTGAAAAAAATGAAATTTTTCTTGAAATTTTAGCAGCGATTGTAATTCAGAGGTTTGAATGAATAATAAAAACAAAAAACTCCACATAAAAACGCAGTCGCACATTTGGTGATTAAAATAAAGACCTTTTCCCAATACAATTCCTTAAAATTATCAAGAATGATTATCCCACCTAAAATTCCTGCAACAGAGCCACCAAGATGAGCAGTATGCGATGTATTAGTGTTGCTAAGAACAGACGTTGCAATCTCCATTGAAAGAAATAATGTGAGTCCAAGAACTCGTTCCCACCTTTTAAAGAAAGAATATTTAATGTCTTCCCAATTTATTACAAGATGCGCGAAGTGAATACCAAACAATGAATAAACTCCTGCAGAAGCACCAAGAACACGTGTATATGGATTGAATAGGAAGCAAAACATAGAACCACCCAATACACCGGCATTATAAAGGAGAAACATCTTTACCGATCCAAACATCAGCTCGATTGGGACACCCATAATTAGCTGTAGAAAGACGTTGCTCACCAAATGTGCGATTCCGCGATGGCACAACTGATAACTGAGCATCATATATACATTTTCACGGTTATCACGGCAGTTTTCTGTAAACATGGAATAGTAAAGCTCATTCGGGCACGCTGCGTATTCTGTTAGTTTATTGGACTTGTTGCGCGACACAATAAAGAATGTGAAAATACCAGACTGAACAATTGAGATCAACAGCATAAAATACGGGATTTTGTATCTTACGGTTTCATTAGGCTCAATAGAATTTTCATTACAAATTATATGGAAATCTTCTTGAGTTTTGTTGAAATCAAGAATGTCGAAATTATTTTGAAGACGAATATTTGTAATTTTGTATGTGTCATTTTCAGAATCATATTCATCAATATCACCGGTAATATCCTTATTTTTTAAAAAACGATTGTAATCATCAACTTCATCATTTTTATAAAATAACTTAACTTTAGAAACATCGGAAATTTTAATAGAAGATTTTTTTTTAAACATTTTTGTAAATCTTATAAAATCTTGTGTTTCTTGTTTTTATATGATTTTAAACAAGACACAAATTAGGACTCATCCATTCGTATGTAATACCTTCTATACCCTTTAATGCATCATAGCAAATTTTGATTTCAATTTCATCATTTACATTCATATAAAATGTGATGTCTTCAACAACAATTTCATAAATATCTTCATTCTTTTGAATGTGAATCAAGTCTTCTATTTTTCTACTTACAATAGGAATAGAAATTCGTAGATTTTCATTCTCAATTCGTGCAAAACCATCTTGAATATACAGTAATTTGCCTTTGATAACAACATCATCTTTACTGATCATGTCAATAACATTCAATTTTGAATATAGCAACTTTTCTGCTAATTTTGAACGATTAAGTTTCAAGATTTTATCAAATTCCAAAGTGTCTTTCGTTTCTTTCTCTAAGATTTTAAACAAAGCACGATGGACAATTTGGTCAGCATAGCGACGCAATGGAGACGTGAAATGCGTATATAAATCTACATTAAGACCTGTATGGCGGTTTGTTTCACCTTCGTTATAGTAATGATAATTGACGGTGTCATCTTCAAACGTCTTACGAATTAACGCATCACTATTCAAATTTTCAACAAGAAATTCTGCAACATATGCATTGGCTTGAACCATCAGGTTCTCAACAATTTTATGTGTGTCCTTAATAATTTCACCAAAAATGTCATTATAACTCTCAACAAGATTTTTATAATCTTTTGTGTCTAACACATTTTCATAAGTGTAATTCTTGTCAATCTTAATAAGAGAACGAACCAATCGTGTATCTTTTGTTTTTGAAAATACAACAGACAACACATAACGTTGCGTATTCTCGTTTAAAGATGCACATTCAACAACTTTATCTGGAAGAAGATTTATTGTTTCCTTATTTCCATAGAAGGAAGTAATCGTATTTGCAACATAATCTTCAAGCTCATTATTCATAAGTTTTGTAGGTGTTGCAATATGGACGGCTATTTCTCCTGATTTTATAGAAACCGCATCATCAATATCACAACAACCATCTGGGTCAATTGAAAACGTTCTGTATTTCCTCCAATCTTCATAGTATTTTTCAGTAGATTTGTAATCAAAATCACGAAATTTTTTAAAAAGTTTGTTACGAATTCGTGGAATATTCTTTAAAATAAGAATATTTTCATATTTTTCTATTTCATTCACATCACAGATCTTTTCAACTAAACTTGCATTCAAATTATTATCAAACTCAACTTTAACATAAGAATCAATATTTGATTTCATACTTGAAGCCACTATCAATTTTGGAAAACGATTATCTCTTGGTTTGAATTGATATTTTGTCAAGCCTTTATTCGTTTTTCCAAATGTAATTTTTGAAGACAACATTAGTTTTCCAGGAATTAGAGTAAAATTTTTATCATATTTACCTTGAACTACACTTGACTCGTATACAATCCCTTTAAAAATTCCACTATTAGAAATATAGGTGGGAATTATAATACTGTCATCTTGCGTAATTTTTAGTAAATTTGTCAAACTAACAGATTGATTAGGGGCAAATGTATTGTCTTCCTTTGTAATTACAAGATAAACACTTGTTTCAAAATAAATCCAAACATAAGTTCTTTTATTGGTAATATCTAAAACAAACGCCATATTATAATTCAATTATACTTATTATATAATTTTCAAGATATATTTTAAAACATTTTTCAAAATACTATAAGGTATTTTTATTTCAATATTACAAATTCTCTTTTAACAGTTTATTATAGTACACTAATGCCAGTAAAATCAGGCCAATTTTTTCACAATCCTCTTTTTCATCTACATCACGGACGTAATAAAATTTAGTATTCGCACCTATACTAGTCCCACTCACGCAATTTTCTACATTTCCATCGTCATCAATATACGTTAATAATTCTTCCATTCCCATTTCATATTTTTCTTTATATTCTTTCAAATAGCCCAGTCTCATAATTTCCCCTGTCGCTGCTAATATAAGTGAAGAACCTGTTGTTTCAATATAATTACCCTCTTCATCAACAAAATTTGGATTTTGAAACCATAAACCATCTTCATCTTGCCATTCATATACTTCCTTTATATGTTTAATAATTATATTACGAACTTTGACTGATTCTGATGAATAACCTAATGAAGATAGCGTTCTCATTATTAAAACTAAACCTAAAAGACCCCATCCAATACTACGTGTCCATCTCACAGGTGATTCTTCTTTTTCAGTAAAGTCATACGCATGTTTTAAATTTCCAAATACATCATCGTATCCAGTGGCAATTCCATAAAAAACTTCTTTAATAGTTTTTTTCTCATCACTTGTTATTCTATCCAAATGATGTTCAACAAGCATCGCAGCAACCGAAACACCCATAGCAACATCGTCTTCCCAAGCAACTTTATGTTTATCTCTTTCCTTATTTTGATTCCATCCTTTTGAGCCGTTCTCGTTTTCAGAACTTCCTCCAGAATTGTCTTGTGTTCTTTTACTTGTTTGCTTTCTGTAAAAAGAAATTCCATTGTCTGTTTTTGTAAGAAAACCCAAATCTTCAGACCCATTATCTTTATCAAGAGTTTTATCTTTTACAAATTGAATGTCAAATATAACTTCTTTGGCACGATCCATTGATAAGAAATCGTCATTCCAAATTAAAGGAGTTAATATTCCAGCAATGATACTTGAGTAGTCTCCTACTGATTTGCCTGACATTGAACCTATATCCTCTTCGTCAAAATCGGAAATGGTTTTATGTTCTCCTTTTACAAATTCAATAACTTTTCTACCAACATCATCTTCATCTTCATATTCATCACGATCGTATCTAGTTTTACCAAGAACATCAAACGCTTCTTTTTCTGTCAAAGAATCAAGACGAACCGCCTCCTGTATAGCAATAAGAACCCACGCAGCATCATATGTTTGCCTGTCTGAATTAAGTTCCTGATTTACAGGATTACCATTCGCAACTGATTTTATAACATCTGTTATTTCATCAATATCGCCATCATATTCTTCGTTGTCATCTTCCTCTTCCTCTTCCTCTTCCCCTTCCTCTTCCTCTTCCTCTTCCTCTTCCTCTTCCTCTTCCTCTTCCTCTTCCTCTTCCTCTTCCTCTTCCTCTTCCTCTTCCTCTTCCTCTTTGCCTTTGTCTTTGTCTTTGTCTTTGCCTTTGCCTTTGTCTTTGTCTTTGTCTTTGTCTTTGTCTTTGTCTTTGCCTTTGCCTTTGTCTTTGTCTTTGTCTTTGCCTTTGCCTTTGTCTTTGTCTTTTTCTTCCTGTTTAATTTCAGTATCTGAATCAAATGGGTAATATAAGTATATAGCCAATAATATGAGTACTACTATTTGAAATACAGCCAATACAATTAACAACATTATATTTTATAATATATTTTTTTTCAATTTTCATCACTCGTGTCAGATCCTATATTAATTAAGAATTTGTTGCGTATGTTTATGAAATCATCAAACGTAATATCAACTAATATATTGTTATTATATTTTGCAAAGTAAATATTGCCAAAGTAAATAATTGGCATAAAATCATTCAAATTTGCTTGCGTATCTTTTGAATCTGTTTTTGAAAATATTTTAAAAACAAAAAAACCATCTATTAAGCAATCAACACAATCAATTGTATTTACAAAATCAGTATTTAAGTTTGTATGTTCTAATATTTTAATTTCACCATTCTGCTCTATTACACATACCTTCACCATAATTACTTAACAGTTAGAAAAAAACCCTTAGGGAAAAACGCGAACGTTTTTTGACCGAACTATTTAGTCTGCCTTAATAACATTACCCTGCTCGTCGAGCATAATATTGTAATCAAAGACACCTTTATCGCAAATCAAATAGTTGTTGTTATCACACCAATGATACATAGCGTCAAGGTAAATGTCCTCGAACTCATCACCGAAATAATCAATCTCTTCAGGAGTTAAAAGCGCAATTTTGCGATCGTACCAGTAAGTGAAATCATTATATTCAATGTAGCGAGGATCTTGCTCGTAATCATCAAATGTGTCGGTAATGGGACAGTAGCTCATTTTGTTCGGTCTCGTTTATTTTCGTATTTTCTTAATATGTAAGGTTAATAACATAATTCAAGTTCCTTTTTTAAACATTTTTTACTTTTTTATATTATATTATATAAATATGACGACTAAAACAAGAAGTGTCCTTAAAAAACTTATGTCACAATTGTCACGAAAAAAAAGTAAAAATATAGAAAAAAAGATGAATCAAGAACAAACTTCATACAAACACAAATATGAATATTACATCACACATTTTAATGGTATTGAGTCTCTTGTTAGAGATGATGGAAAAAAATTGTATATTCATAAGGAATATGATAAAAAATACAGAGATGGTAAAATACGAGAAGTTCTACATGCTATCAATTATTACAATAAAAAAAACCTCTATATTGAGAAAGTACCAATTCATACAATTGAATATAATAAAGTATTTATAGGTCACGATGTTGACTTACGAAATGTTGGAATGAAGAATTTTGGTTATGGTAGTACTCTATTAGTTTTAAAAGAAAATAAATACTATCTTATCGATGCTGAAAAGATTGTAGAATTTGACAAAAAAAATTTTGAAGGCGATATTCTTGATTTTATATCAATAATGACACCTAATGATATCCCAGAGTCAATTATAATTACCTCATCGCATATTTATAATCTTAATATGATGACAGGATTTGAATACAAAAAAGATAAAGGCACTAATCAATTGATAAAAAAACTAATAAAATCAAAAATTCCAACTGATTTAATTGGAACTAAAAAAGAGGATATTTACACTCTCATTTACAAAGATACAAATTTTTCTTCATTAAAATTGAAACCATCTTTTAAATCAAAAGTTTACAAACTTTTCAAGTAGTTCATATCTATGTCTTCAACCTTTTTATTTTTCATAGGAAAGAATTTTGGTTTGCCTTTACCTTGTTTTTTCATAATATACATTCCTTTGGCCCCGTTTCTAATAGACCATATTTCATCGAATTCCTTTACAATAGTTTTTGATTTTTCATTAAGTTTTTCTTTAATTTCTTCGACGGTTTTGGGTTCTTTATCAAAATTGACTGTTTTTCCGTCTGACGAAACGTAGTATCCATATTTTGATACCTTAATTTCATAATCTCCTATTTTTTTTGGAAACTTCATGAGATTTAAGGCATCTTCTGTTTTTAAACCTTTTGACATTTTTGTTGGAATCGATTGAAATGTTGTTTCACCATTTGCGTCTTTTCTTAAACATAAACCATATTTAGTCTTAACAAGACCAATTTGAATATCATTTTTATCATAAAAAATTTTGATGTAATTTACAGTATTATTCTTTTCAATTTTAATAGAAGAAGTCTCATTTGACATATTTGTATGAAATTCCTTAATAACTTTATTCCAATCGAGACCACATTCTGCAATCAAATCAAGATTTTCTTCTAAATTTGCTGTGAGTTTCGTTGATGTTAGCTGTTCTAAATTTTCTATAAAAAATTCACAAACTTTCTTGCCAAGTTCTGTTAAAATTAAACAATTTTTCTGACCTCCCTTTTTCTGCTCTGTTTTTATTGCAGAAATGATTGTGTCCTTCAAAATCATTTTACGATTTTCTATGATTTTTGTTTCATTTGTTTCAATAGTGACATAATGTCTATCTTGAAGTTTTTCTAATATTGAAGCATATGTTGATGGACGCCCTATTCCTTCATTTTCCATCATTTTAACAGCTGCTGACAGATTATAAGGCGGTTTAGTATCCTTTTCGTGTTCTTCAATCGAAACCTCAGTAAATTCCAATTCATCATTTATAGCAGCATTGAACTTTTTATCGTTGTAAATCGAATTGGACAATACTTTAAATCCATCAAAAGTGGTGTGTTTCGTTGAAATATTCCATACATCATCATTCGTTTTAAGAGTTGTAATTTTCTCATTAAATTTGTGAGGCGACATTTGAGAAGCAAGTGTACGATTCACAATCAAATTATATAATTTTATAAGAGGAGCGGAACTTGGGAAACGTATTAGGTTAGTAGGCCTGATGGCCTCGTGAGCGTTTTGTGATTTACCTTTATTTGCAAATTGACGTGTAGTTGAATATTTTTCTCCGTATTTTTCATTAATGTAATTTTTTGATTGTGCTAAAAAAGAATTTGATAAAAAAACACTGTCCGTTCGCATATAAGTAATAAGTCCTTGCTCATAGAGTTTCTGGGCAATCGACATTGTATTTTTTGGTGTCATACCTAAGGTGTTGTATGCTGTTTGTTGCAGAGAAGATGTTGAAAAGGGCGGAGGTGGATTTTCTTGTCTTTCTTTTGTTTCTTTTGAAATCACTTTGAATTTCTTAATTGTTTTAAGCCATTTTTCAGGGTTCTTTTCGGTAAATTTACTCTTTAAGATTGCAGTGAAGTCATCTATATTTGCTAAAATCTTTAAAGATTTTTCAACTGGCTCATATTGTAATTTTTGTCTTTTGTAAATCTCTAAAAGGGCAGGTGACTGAACTCTTCCTGCTGAAAGTCCGAATGTTCCTATAAATTTTGATAATACTGGAGAAATAGTAAAACCGTATACTAAATCAAGAACGGCTCTGGCCTTTTGTGCGTTCACAATATTCATATTTATTTTTGTAGGATTTTCTAAAGCAGTTTTTAAAGCCTTCTCTGTAATTTCATTGAATATGATACGATCTGTTGTATCAGGATTAAGATTTAAAATCTCGCAAATATTTAATCCTATCATTTCGCCTTCTCGATCCTGATCTGAAGCAATAATAATTTTATCATATTTCTTTGTTTTTTCCTTTAAATTCTTAATTACTTTAGCTTTTTCCTTTATATTTATATATTCGGGATTTATATTTTCTACATCAAACCACTTCAAAGTTGGTTTTAAAGTTTTTAAATGACCTAGTGACGCGTCTACATCACAGCCTGTTAATTTTTTAATTTTCTCAATTTTTCCTTTCGATTCTACTATAATTAATGTCTTCATTTTTAGTTCTTACTAACTCTTATATTTATATGATTTTATTTTGTGATCATCACAAATAAAATTGCTTATAAAAATTATTAGGTTTGTGATGAACACAAATGACAATTTTACAAAATTCCTTCAAAATTCCTTAATAAATTTTGAAAAATGTTTTGAAAAATAATCATAAAAAAACATATAAACATAAGAATTCAAGAAATTCTAAGAATTCAAGATGGATTTCGCACCAGGAACTGAAGGAACTTTTATGCTAACAGAAGGAAAATTAGAAAATAAAGAACCATTTATCAATCGCAATAATGCTATTATAGAGGAACTTGAAAGAAACCCTAATAATCATTATTATGCTGGAGACACAGAATTGAAACCAAGTTTTAACCCAAATGATGAGTTTATTCCAGCCGTTTTTCATGAACTTTCTGCTGATAAAAAAAGTATAACTCCGTATAAATTCAAATTTCCGTACAAATTTGACAAAACTGGAACAAGGTTGTTTAATGGAAATAAGGAAATAGGGAAAACTGATAGAGACCAAGTTGGTTTAATGATTGAAGGAGAAACTGACAAAAAAATGTTTACAATTCATCATTTACAACTTGTAAGCTTAAATCCTCATTTCAATTGGCGTCCTTTCTATCAAGGAATAGAAAATGGAACTTTATCAGTAGACCATTTGTTAGGAAACCACGAACGTTGTCACCCTAATCTCCTAGAAGTTGTTCCAAAAGATGAAAACCGTAGGCGTACAGGTTATTTCGAACGAACCGAAGCAGAAATTCAAGGTTCTATACAGACTGGCGAATCCAATTCAATTCCAGTAAGTCTCTTTGAAAAAGGGAAGCCGAGATGTGATGAGAATGGTATTATTGAATACAAAAATGCTTATGACTGTGCTGAAGCAATTTATAAAGGAGAATATGATGAAGATGAAATTACAAAGTTAAGTGCTAAAATCGCAAATCGTCTAAATGGAACTACAAAATCACCAACAATTAAAGGCTACGAAGAATTCACATATAAATACGGTCAAAGCTATCTTGATATACAAAAACCAATTACATATGATGTATATGTTTTTGAAAATAAAATATGGAAACTAAATGAAAAGGGTGTTCTTGAAGTAGTTATTACATTTGAGGAATTGGAAGAATGGCGTCAAAAGATGATTAAAGATAAATTCAAAAAAGATATCCCAGAAGGGGTAGCAAAATCTGGAAGGATCAATATTAAAACAAATAAATATGGTATAACAAATATGACTTATGGAACTTGGAATAAAAGGTTTAAAAGGCGGATGTATAATAATTCTTGTATTTACGCTTTATCATTATATTGGTTTGGAACAAAAGAAGAAATTGAACGATACGAACAAAAGAAAATTGATAACGAAAAAATAATGATTTGTCATAATGACGGAGAGTTTCCTCACCCTTGTGTGAAACGTCCAAGTGATGTCGGTGAAGATGGTGAAGAAAATAGTAATCAATGGGGAACATTTAGAGTTGACACACAGTCTAATAATAATAGAGACACATCTTATGCCAAAATAAGAAAAGATGAAAAGAAAAAAGAAGGTCATTTTAAAGCGTTTAAAAATGGTAAGCAAATTGGTGATAAATTTTTCTACTCTATTCAACATTTCAATTTGTGGGCACAAGAAAATGGATATGAAGAAAAGTTTGAAAATATCAATAGAATTTTAAATCCAGACAAAAGCAATAAAATAGAACGCGGTCTAACCTTCGAAAGGCACATATATCCATCTGAAACTCCTATTGAAGTTTAAAAAAATCTAATTTTTAAGATTTCAAAATAAAAAATAAAATAATTTTAAATTTCAAAAAACTTTAAGGGTCGTCGTCGCTTTTTTAATAGAAACTTTCATTGTTTCCTACATTAGGAACTCACCTAATTGAAAAACGGTCGCGCTTTAGCGGTGAATACAGCCTGAATTTTTATATTATTCTAATATAAATGGAACGTTGTCGAAACTTGAACACAAAATCAATAAACGAAAAAGGAAATTACATATCAGTTTTAGTCAAACGCGATTACAGGTTAAAAAATAACTGGTGTTTTTATAATGCGATTCAGCTTTCAAAAAAATATAACAAACCTATTGCTGTTTTCGTATTTGTTCCTAATAAAGTATCTGATGGAAAAATGCCTTCAAAATATTCTCCTTTCTTTCCTAATCAAAGACATCATCATTTATTCAAAAATGTGATTACGAACTTCGCAAATGAATTATCAAAATTTAATATATCGTTACAGGTAATTAGAGGTAATTCACCTTATGAGGCGATGAAAAATATTTTGAAAGAATCGGTTGTTTTATTAACAGATTTCAAGCCTATAAAAAATTTCAAAGCAATTGATAAGGATTTAATAAAGAATTCACCTATTAGAATTATTCAAACTGATTCTCATAATGTTATTCCTGCTTGGGTTCTTTCAGATAAAGCAGAATACTCAGCACATACATTTAGGTTGAAAGCTCAAAAATTACAATTACAATATTTAACAAAAATTCCAAATTATACGAGTTTTAAACAGAAACCTATTATGAAGACAATTTTAAATTTGGACGAGAAATATTTTGATTTACATAAGGACGTTAGTATAATAGATCTTAAAATGACTTACTCAGAAGGATATGGAAAATTTAAATTATTTGTTGAAAAGAAATTAAAACACTACTCTGATGAAAGAAACAATTCTAACAATGATGTACTATCCAAGATGTCAACATATGTTAACTGGGGCGTTCTGTCAGCTCAGGATCTCATATATAAAATTAACAAGCTTCGCAAGAATGATAATGTGAACACGTACCTGGACGAATTGTGGATACGTCGCGAGGTCGCAGACAATTTCGTAAATTTTAAGAAGGATTATGAAAAGACAAGCTCAGCATGGAATTGGATGCAAGATTTGATGAAAAAGGAAAAATATAAAACAAGATATTCTTTACAAGAACTTGAAGATGCAAAGACAGACGATGCTCTCTGGAATAGTTCAATGTGCGAATGGAAAAATACAGGAATTATGCATGGATACATGCGTATGTTCTGGTGTAAGCAAATTGGTGTTTGGAATGCCTCAAAGCAACGAGCTATGGATATATCTAACTATTTAAATGATAAGTATTCTCTTGATGGTTATGATTCCGGAGGGTACACTGGTGTTGCTTGGTGTTTGTTAGGAGTCCATGATAGACCTTTTTACGGGAAGCTTCGACCGATGACATTAAACTCGCAAAGAAAGCAATTACAACCTTATATTGAAAAAAATATATGTTAAAAAAAAATATATGTATAAAATATACAAACAAATGGATCTCAAAAAACTCTTCGTTGGCCCACTCGATTCTAAAAAACACTGCAAATATTTCCGCATCATTAATTGGATTCTTGTCGTATTACTCGGCATTTTATTTTTAACTATGACATTAGTTCTAGTTACATCTAGAAAAGAATTCAAAAAAATGTATCTTAATGAACGTTATGCTGTTCTTTTACCTAGTGCTATTCTCCAAGTATACGTTGTTCGTATTATTCACGGCATGTGTCTTAAATCGCTTGTTTAAATTGAATTAACTAATCATATTTTTTATATGTGTATTATATAAAACAAAATAATGGTAAAGATGAATAAAACGAGTGTTGCTCTTATAGTTGTTGTTATAGCCGCTATCGTCGTAGGCGTCCTTATTAAAACAGACAAAATTTCTTTAAAATCTATTAAAGAAAGCTATGTTGATTGCGAAGGTAAAGAACTTGTCAGTGGTAGTGGATGTGGTGATTTAGACGAAGATTCGTGCGAAAATTATTACAAATCTGGCGGCGACAAAGGCACTCACCGTTGTACTTGGCGCCCCGATTCAAATGATGGAAAAGGTGCTTGTAAATTCATTTCAAAAGATAACAGTAAGACAAGCTCTACAAGATGCTTACAAACCTCTGGTAATTCAGTAGGTGGTAATAAGAATAAGGATGATGATGAGGATACAGGATTATTGATTGGTCTTGTTGTCGGTACTATTGCTTTATTAGCTATTGGTGGTGGAGTTTATTATTATAAGAATAAAAACAAAGAATACTAAATATTTATATATGTGTATTATATATAAATCAATTATGCTTAAATTCAAAGTTCCAAAAACTTTCAATGTAAAAAAGTTTCGTGATGAAAAGACTTTAGCACTTGTTCTAAGTGTTGCCGCTGTTATTTATGTAGTTATGGTAACAGATACTACAAATGTTCGTTCGAAAGTAGTGTCTTTCTACAATAGCAAATTAGGTCTCGGTTTCGCAGTTATATCTTCTGTTCTTGCTGTAATTCTTCCCCGTCTTCTTAAAAAACAGAGCCCCAAAACACTAATATTAGCTGGTGCTGTTACAATTGTGAATCTTTTCTCAATTGCTTATTCTGCGTCTGCTAAGGAAGATTTCTTGGTTCCAACAGGAGGCACGTTGAAATTTACTGATGAAGAAACCGGAAGCAAAGTATCAAAGAAATTCAAATTCACAAATTCGGATGACATTGATTTTGGGAGTTTTAGTTCGGATGATGACGATGATGACGATGATGACAAAGACAAAGGCAAAGGCAAAGACAAAGGCAAAGACAAAGACAAAGGCAAAGACAAAGACAAAGGCAAAGACAAAGACAAAGATTATGATGACTACGATGACATGACAATGGATGAACTTAAAGAAGAAAAGGAACGTTTAAGACAGAAGGATAAAAAAAAATATAAAGATGAATTACGGTATCTTACGGACTTAATACTTGACATGAAAGGCAAAGACAAAGACAAAGGCAAAGACAAAGACAAAGGCAAAGACAAAGACAAAGGCAAAGACAAAGACAAAGACAAAGACAAAGGCAAAGACAAAGACAAAGACTATGGCGATGATGCCGATGTCGATAACGGTGGTAAATATCCCATCTCCTATTGGTATGATATATATGAAGATATGTCTGA